CAATGTTTGTGCTGCTTTCTTGAGAGCGTCAGATATCGCCCCCTTGAATTCATCGCCAAGGTCAACAATTTGCCCCTGCTTGGTGCGCTTGATTTTCTGTCCACCAAATCCATCGCGAGTAACAATGTTGAAGTCTTCACCCAATGCTGGAGTCCACTCAAGGCGCACATGGGCAACAACAAAATCTGGGTCTGATGCGTCGCGTTCGCAACGGATAATCTTGAAAGACCACTTGTCAACACCGAGCACCTTGTTGAGACGAGTAATCACTTCGCTAACTGGGATGTATGTAAGAGCAGTGCCACCCTTGTTCAGAATCTTTTCCATTTCCCGTGGGAACGATTCTGTAAGTTGCGGATAAATGTCGTTCATTACTTTGCCTCCCTGACGATGATACTTGTTTTAAAATCTCCCTGTTCGCAATATGAATCAGGGTTCACTCCAATTTCTCCAAGTTTTCCAACTCGCCAGTACGAAACTGCTGCATAATCAAGCAACTTAACAACCATGTCCTGTGCACTCATGACAATTTCGCCAGTGTCCATATCAACCGACATTTCTGATAGGCGTTCAGCAACACGGGTCGCCAACTCTGGGTGACGCCACTTCTTTCTGTCTGCTGCTGTTTTCTTCTCAATCGTGATTCCGCTTGCGGTCTCAATCATTCCGCTGGAACCCATGAGATTGCCAACGCCGTGGGCAAATGAATCGTAGATAACAGACAGTTCGCGTTTTGCGAAATTCAGTTTTGCAAGACCCTCTGCCGCCTCATCAATATCTGGTTTTGAATCAATGTAGTTAGTGAGTTCTTTGTTCAATTCAGTCAATGCTGAAGCAAAATCCTCTAGTGATTTGATAGCCATATGTGTCCTCGCTTAAGGTATTAGTAATAGTTACCTAGACGACGATACTGACTCTTTTCCTCTGTGGCAACCCGAGTCCTGTTAAATGTGTAAATGCCCCAACAGCGGAGTCAACTTGGTCGTCGTGATTGGTGGATTCTGGAAATGAAGAAAGTTCGTCCATCCAGTCGCTCAGCCACGCTCCGCGAACAACCCTGACATTTCCGTTGGCTACAGCGGCGGCAAACGGTCTGGCTCTCGTCACCTTGTCGCCAGTGGAGCGAATTGCCCCAAAGTCGTAACCTGGGACTACATATCTGGCATATTGGTCCATAAGAGCCTTGCCAGACGAACCTGGCTCTTGCTCCATTCTGATTGGGACCAATTTCCCATCCTCGTAAGCCGTTTGAGCGATGAACTGCTCAACTTTCTCGTTCTTGACTCGCGCTTTTTTGACATCAAGGATGTATGCAATTCCCTGGTCAAACATCATCAAGGTTCCAACCGTCCAGTCTGGGTCAGGCGTGGCGGAATTCGGCTCTGTCGCTGCAAGGTCCCAAAACCTCACCACTCTTGCCGAAGATGTGATTGGCGGTATTTCCTCATTGTCAATAATAACTATTGATGTTCTCTCAAACATGCTTCCGAGAGTCGTTGACCACCAGTCGCCCTCTTCAAGACGGCGTCGTTCAACGGGGTCAAGGGCTGATAGGGCTTGGCGGTACGAAACAGCGTCAATTCCTGGGTTGTCCGTAAGTCGCGAAGGAACGAAGATTCGCCCTTTTTCCTGACCCTCAACGATAAACCTTTGACGAACCCAGTTCGGAGCGGGGTTGGATGCGCACCTCATGCGTAGTGGGACCTCGGACAATGGGCCACTGTTCGGACGGCGGAGACGGGAGAACATGTACCTGTAGTCGTTTTCTCGGATTTCCGTAACCTCATCCATTCCGATGAATTGAAACTCAGAACCCTTGTAACGGAGATAGTCGCCAGTGTTGTTTAGGTAGCCGAATGAGATTCTCGCCCCAGATGGGAATGTCGCAACGAAACTGTTGTTATTCCAGTGAATGTCGTCGTGTGGAGCCATCCATGATTTAAAACGGTCCATTAGCGCTCCAGGCAGCGACAAGTCGGCGAATGTGCGACGAAAAAGAATCGCAGAATAATTGGGCACATCTACATACTGAAGCGCTGACATAAGAAGGGCTGAAGACTTTCCACCGCCAGCGGCACCACCAAATAATGCCTCAAGTGAGTAGGTTCTTAGGAAAACTCGTTGATTTATTGACGGAGCCTCTGGCACATAGAGGGGCTCCTTCGGTTGCAAATACTCTAAAACTTTCGCCCAATTAGTCACATTCGTCTCCAACAAGTTCTATCGTATGTCACAATTGTGCGCTAGGTTGTACACGATGAAAAAAATATTCAAGGCAATTGGCTCAAAGTTCACTAGACCAACCTTCGCGAATTTACTGATGGCATCATTTATACTATTTACAGCGATTGGAGGATTTCTCATAGCACCACCAATCGGATTCCTGGTAGCAGGTTTGACATGCGGCATATTCGGATACATATTGGGCGCTGAGTAAGAATTATGGCGTGGAATTCATCAACATCTAATAAAGGCGCGTCCGCGTCCAGTGGCAAGGCGCTTGGTCCTGGCGCGCCTGTAGCAATGAACCCTGGACTTGCCGGCAAGGCCTACCACGATATGTGGGATATTGAGCGCGCATACCGCGAAGGCATGCAGAAAGTCACCTGGGTTTCAAGGTGCATTGACGCCATTGCTGGAAACCAAGCACGACTTCCAATCATTTTGCGTAAAGACAACTCTAGAGATGGCGAGATTCTTACTGGTCGTCGCGCTCTTCGCTCTCCATTACTGGAGATTCTGAACACAAAATCAAACATCGGCGAAAACTCTTTCATTTTCCGATACAGACTTTCTTCACAATTGATGCTTAGCACCCGTGGTGCATTTATTGAAAAGGTGCGAGGCCGTGACGGAAGAATCATTGGTCTTAACCTGCTGCCACCACAGCACACATCTCCGATTCCCGACCCTCGCCGATTTGTTTCTGGATACGAAGTAACAATGCCTCAAGGCGACAAGATAATCCTCAAGCCAGAGGATGTGTGTTGGATTCGCCGACCACACCCTCTTGACCCATATTTGTCACTCACCCCAATGGAATCCGCTGGCGTAGCGATTGAGATTGAGAACTTGGCAAAAGTTTATAACAGGAACTACCTCTTGAATGATGGTCGTCCTGGCGGAATACTTGTCGTTAAGGGCGAAATTGACGACGATGATAAAGATGAGTTGCGCAATAGATTCAGGGGCAACTTAACTAGAGTTGGCTCTACGACAGTTATTTCTGCGGATGATGGCGTTGATTATGTTGATACATCTGCAAACCCACGAGACGCCGCTTATGTCCAGATGCGACAAATTCAAAAAGAAGAAATTCTTGCAGCGTTTGGTGTTCCAGAATCGGTAATTGGAAATGCGTCTGGCAGAACTTTCAGCAATGCCGCAGAAGAACATCGCGTTTTCTGGAATGAAACGATGCTTCCACACCTTGACCTGCTGGGTCGTGCTTTGGATGAATTGGACGAAGTTAACTATGTTGACTTTGATACATCAAATGTTCCAATTCTGATTCTCTACAAACAGGAACGCTCGCGTTATCATCTTGATGAATTTAATGCTGGTCTGTTGAGTGCAAATGAGTATCGTGCCTCAACTGGTATCAAAACAGTGAAGAGTGACTTGGCAGATTCTCTCTTAATGAATCCGAACCTAACGCCGATTGCAAATACCGAAAAAGAAATGGAACAGGCCGCGCAAGGCGCGATGCCAGGAATGCCACCAGGCGCTCCAGGAATGCCTGGGATGCCAGGAATGCCAGGTATGCCACCAGAAGGCGCAGGGGCTCCAGGCGTTGAGGTTGGACCAGACGGAAGCATGGCGAGTCCTCTTGACCCAAATACCATGGCTGGTTCTCTCGCGGCGGCACAGGGCGCGCCAGGAGGCGCAGCACCAGAGACGGGGATGGCACCGCCACCAGGGGCAGTCGCGTCCGCTGAACCATTCGGAGAAATTGAAACAAAACAGGAGAATCTTGAACTTGAGCGCTGGAAGGAAATCCTTGGACGGAGTTTTGAGCGCGTAATTGAGCGTCAACAGAGAGTGACCATGGAAAAAGTCAACGGGATGAAGTCAAAGAAAGCGCTTGCCGCTGGAACTTTGGATATTGAGTCAATCTTCTCCGTTGAAACCTGGAACAAACAAATGGAAGAAGATATTCGCCCAGTGCTCGCGACAATCATTCAGGACTCACAGGAAACTTCAAAGAAGTCGTTAAACAAGGTGGATGTGCTGTCTCAGATTGATTCACACATAGCGAAGTTCAAGCAGGTGAATACCGATACCCACGAGCAACTTGTTTCTTCATACATGGCGTCACTCCCAGTTCCTAACGAGGACAATAGAAGCACTGTCTTTAGGGCTTCCTGCGTAGGCATATTTACGAATCTTCTTGCAAAAACTAGGTACGAGTTGTCTGAGACAGAAGCCAGGCGAGCATGGGGATTCGCAAGTTAATTTCAGTAATTGATTTAGTTTACTGAAACTATAAAAAATACTTGCGTCAATTTGTGTTGTCTGTCGTTTATTATCGTTAGTACGCAAGGACGGCATCATGTATAACGAAATTCAATTCAAAGCAAACTCTGGTCAGGTAAACATTGACCAGGCCGAGGGCATTGTTGAATGCTTCGTTGCTGGAATTGGGAACAAGGACTCCGTAGGCGACATTGTTCTGTCAGGTGCATTTTCAAAGAGCCTCATGCGTCGCAAACCGCGTGTCGTTTGGGGCCACAACTGGAACGACCCAATCGGGAAAGTTCTGGAAATTTACGAAGTCCCACCTAGCGACCCGCGCCTTCCAGCAAAAATGAAGATGGCTGGGATTGGTGGATTGTTTGCAAAAGTTCAATTCAATCTCAACTCGGACAAGGGGCGAGAGGCTTTTGCCAATGTTGCGTTCTTTGGGGTTGAGCAGGAGTGGTCAATCGGATACAAGACGCTTGATGCAATTTTTGACAACACCCGTCAAGCAAACTTATTGCGAGAAGTTGAACTTTACGAAGTTTCCCCAGTTCTTCATGGGGCCAATCAACTTACTGGAACAATCTCCGTTAAGAGTGATGAAGAGAAGATGCACATGATGGGTGGCATGGGGATGCCTAACACAATTGTTATTGCACGACCGCAGGAAGAAGGCCCACAAGAGCCTCGCGACCCATTCGCAATGGGTATCGCTCAGCCGCTATCTGACGACCGTCGCGCAGGACTACAGCAAGAACTGGTCAGCCGAACTGGCGGACCGATTCATGTTCTTAAAGCAACAGAGTCATCTGTCGTTTTCATGAAGCCAGGTCGCGGACTATTTAGGCTCAGTTACTACTTTGACGGCGAGCAATTCATGTTTGGCAAACCAGAGCCAATGGGTCAGAAGCCTGTTGCCGTGGTCCCAAGTGTTGGGCCGAAGCCAAATCTGTCTGGCCCGACATCAATTCCAGGAGTTAGTGGAAAGCCAAATATCCCATCTCCAGCAATGCAGTATGCGTCTCCGCCTCCAACAGGAGATGCAAGTTTGGTATTCGGAGAAGTAAGGCCAAAAGGCACTGAAAAATCGCTTGAAGACGAAATTGACATGCTGCTTGAAAAGATTGACAACGACGAAAAAATGTCAATCAAGTCTGATGCAATTGAAAAACTCAACTCAGTAGTACGAACTCTTCAAGAAATTATTGGAGTTGAGACAACTGAAAAATCTGAACTCCTGATTGAATGCGCCCCAGAACACGCTTTTGAGACAAAGCAACTCCTTGACCCAGTTTTTGAATATCATCAAGTTGAAACGCTTGTTACGGAAAACGGAATCTTAATTACATCGGACATTGACCTTGACGCATATCAGGCAATTGAGACTGCAACAAAGTCTTTGTTTGGGCGTATCGGGCGCAGAATAGGGCCTGGTGGTCCAAAAAAAGGTAGGCGCGCAACGCGCGCTCTCACCCAGATAGACGGAGTCCTAGACCCGAAAAAGCGTCGCGATGTTGATGGCGACGGCATGATTTTTGATGGAACTTGGCGTGAAATGCCAGCCCCAGCAAAGCCATCATTCGCAACTGGACTTCAATCCAGAAAACCAAATACCGTTCCAGCCGCTGAAACGAAGTTAAATGTTCGCCTAACTCGCACGCAAGCATCAAAAATGCTTGATGGAATTAAAAAACTTTCTGGAAGCGAATCAGAAGGACCATTGAAGAACCTTCTTGACGAGATTGAGCGTCGCAAATACATTGGCGACCCAGATATTTCACCAAGCATGCTTGACTCAGCACTTGAAGAAATAGGAAAGCGAAAAGCAAACGGAGAGTCCGTTGATAAGTTCCTTGACGACGCATTAAATGAAATGAAAACCACTGGAGCGTTTGGTCAGAACAATGCGCGTAGTCGCGCTGGCAGGCCAACTGGTGCTGCTGCTCCGAAGAAAGAGGGGCAACAGAATTTTGCTGGTTACTCTTTTGAAAAGGTAAAGCCAGAGGGCTGGGACTTAATGTCTCTTGAAGATAAAGAAAATTGGCTTGCCACATCATCATCTACGGCAAAATTGGCAGCGCGAGATAGGGACAGAATTCTTGCGCAGGTTTACGAGGAAATGGATAGGCGTGACCGCAGGGCTCAGGCGCGTCAACGGGCTGCTGGTCGCGCCGCGTCGGCACCTTCACCAAAGCCAGAACCAAAGCCAGAACCAAAGCCATCAGCAAAACCAGAGCCGAAGCCATCGGCACAAGACGATGACGAACTCACCATAGACCAGGCTCTATTGCGTAAAAATTACGCTTCCCTGACCGATGACGAAAAAGAAGAAGTTGATGCCTACGAGGCTGGGGTGATTGGCAAATTGACCGAACGCCTTCGCGCCACCAATGCCAAACTTAACGAGACTGGAAAGAATGATGTCGCCGAACTGGTGGACGGAACTCTCTCCGAGATTGACAATGCCCTTGGTGATGGAGCAACCGAAGAAGCCATAAATGACGCGCAAGACGCCATTGCAAAACTCCTCAAAGAACTGAACACTTCGTATGGTCCAAAGCCAAAGAAGCCAAAGGCAGAGGAGGAGGGTCAAGAAGTAAAGCCAGACAAGATTTCTAGCGCTGCTGGAAAGTTTAGGAGTTATTTCACGACCGTTAACGAGGCCCTAGACAAGATGCTGGCGCGCCGTGCATCGTCAGCCGACAGAGGGGACGAGGGAGAACTGGACCTTTCCGAGCGGGCGGTATCTGCTCGCGTTCGTGGTTTTGATGAAACAGACTTGCCAAGCAAGTTTGAAAACTCACTCAAGTTTGCTCGCTCCTATCAGGATGCCCGTTCACGCCGTAAGAGTTCTGGCGCTGGCATGGTTAGTGCAAATAGGACCCCAAGCGGGCTTCGTTCCGACAGGGGCAAGGTTGAACCACGCACAGAAATCATCGCCGAAGCCACATGGTGGAAGAAAATTGAAGATTCGCTTCCAAAAGAAATACGAGAATCAAAAGACAAGGCAACAACAGATGCCCTCACTAGATTGTCCACGCTTCTTAAGCGTCAAGAGTCTGGAAAAACTGGTTCCCGCAGAACCAATGTTGGAACCCTGAATGTGACTCAAAGCGAAGCGGACTCAATCCTTGACGCCGTAATGACTGTTCTTGACCGACAGATAGAGAAGGGCGGTTCACGAGGAGAGATTTTTGCTGAACTCCTGGAGAAGATTGCACAATCGTCAATGTCTACATTTATAGAAAAAGCAACCCCATCGGCAGAAAAACCTAAAAGAAACTAGTTTGACAAGAAATCGCGATTAAAGCGATAGTTCCGCCATATAACACGCGGTGAAGTATAATTTGTCAAATAGAAATTTTCATATAACGAGGTCAGTGGTGTTGTCGCGTCAGCGACTTCATTTCTTTCTGCGGCAACACTTCTAAGGAGTTAGTAAAATGGGCGAGTACGGCGATAAAGCAGTAGTAAAGATTGATGCTGACGGTTCGGTGCTCAAGTGCGCTAAATCTCTTGGTGGCGATGAGTGTGGATTCACTCCTGGCGCAAAAGTTTGCGGTAAGTGTGGAGCAATGCCTGTTCAAATGAAGGCAATGATGGAAGAAGACGAAGAAGAAATGCCAGAAGAGGAAATGACTGAGGACATTTCTTCAGAAGAGGAAATGCCTGCTCCTGCGCCGAAGAAGAAGCCAGTTGTGGCAATGGCAGAAGAGGAAGAAGAAGAGGAAGAAGAGGAAGAAGAAGAGCCAGCATCAAATGACATGGAAGAAATGCGTACTCGTCGTCTTGCCTCAATGGGGATGAAGTCTGCAGATGTTGGTCGCACTGGATACCTCTGCGCCGTTGACCGCAAGGTTTACCCAGGCGGAACTGGAGTATGCGATGACTGCCCAGGTGGTTGTGTTTCCGAAAAGGGAATGCCAGGGCTGCTTCATGTTGAAGGTCTTGCAGAAGACATGTTTGAAGGAAAAGTTCTTGATTCTGGATACTCGGCAGAAGCAGACATGTTTGTTGTTGATGTTCAGGCAAAAGACGGTCGCGCAGTAGAAGTTTTCGTTGATGGAACAAACGGCGAAGTTCTTGGTTGGCACAAACTTGACCAAGATGCGTTTGAGCAAAAGTCACTTCTTGATGAAATGATGCTCATTGACTTCAACGAAGCAGCAGCGATTGCAGTTAAGTCAATTGAGGGAAGCGTAGTTGCAGTAGAGCCAGATGTGTTTGAAGGCTACGACGCATACGCAGTTGAAATTGATGGCGTTGACGGCAAGTCTTACGATGTGTTCGTTGCTCTTGACGGTGAGGTACTTGGTTACGACAAGTACGAACCAGAAGAAGCAGAGGACATTGAGGCAGAAGCAGCAGAGATTGCTCTTAAGCGTGCATTCACGGAAGACCAGCGCAACGCAATGGCCGAAGAAGGAAATGCCCTTCCAGATGGTTCATACCCAATCGCCAGCAAGGCCGATTTGCAGAATGCAATTTCCGCATACGGACGGGCAAAGGACAAGGATGCGGCAAAGCGTCACATCATGAAGCGTGCAAAAGAACTTGGTGCTGAAACCATGATTCCAGCGAACTGGGTTGCTGGTGGCGCAGAAATGAGCAAGAAAGATGACGACAGCATTGAAGTCGCTGACAACAGTTTCATGGCATCACTGCTTGAGTTTGAATTGCTCAATGCCGAAGAAGATAACAACCTCTAAAAAGAATCAACAACAGATTCTAGAAATTGGAGCCCGTCATGACGGGTAAATCACTTCGCCTTACACGCATGCTTGTAAGCAAGAAGTTTGCACCGCCAAAATCAGCAGACGAACGCGCTCTTGAATTCATCGCATCTAAAAAAGAGATTGTTTCAAAGTCCTTTGACGCCGAACTTTCGGTCAAGGCACTAGGGAAAAATACTAGCAAGAAGCCTCCATCTGCGAACAACAAAGAAAAGCGCAAGAAGGGCAAAGGGCCGAATACTAGATTTGGCCTTGCGGTTTTTGACCCTAACGCAAAAAAGAAAACAGGGCAGATTTTCATTCCCTGGATTGCCCAGTGGGGACGGACTGGAAGTGATGAGCATCCGAACTTTGGTTGGATAGACCCCATTAAGGAACTAAAGCCAAACCAAACAAACGCCCGAATGTTTCAGGCCAGCGAGAAAAAGAAAAATGGAGTCAGCGCTACATACTCAGATGTTGTGCGCAATCCACGGACTGGCGAGTTTAATACGAAGTCTCTAGGACGAACAATTGGTCAATTGGTTCCTGGCGGAGAAATAGCGACAAGAGCAGCATCTGCCCTTGGCCTTTGGCAGGACTCTGCTGGAAAGTTGCGTTGCCCTCCTGGCGTTCCTGCTGCCAACCAATTCACCGACTCATCTGGCTCAAACTGTTTTGACATCACCGAAGGAATGGCAAGCCGACTTTTAAGGTCTGCAATAAATCAAGGCATGTCGCTGCTTGATGACATGTCACTCCTTAATGAGGCAATTTCTTTTGAGCGAGTAACACCGATAGACGGAAGAACTGCAAGATACCCAGATAGACCTGAATACAGTCTTGCGGACATGGTTCGCGGGCTTGCAAGTGCAAAGCCGCGCAGAGAATTCACAAACGGCGAGCGAACTGTTTGGCTGCCCGCTGATGATATGGACCTTATCACGGAAGCCGCAATTGATGGCTTTAGGCCAACTGGTCGCGTTGATACACCTGCATCCACTACGCCAATTATAAAAGTTGGTGCGGTTCCAGAGGAGCCAAAGTCGGCAGACGACCTAATCGGTCCTGACTCATTGCCGATTTCACGAATTGATGCCAAGTCTTTTGCCGAGGAAGTTCGTGCTCGCGTCCTTGATGCACACCCAGACATTACGCCAGAAGAACTTGACAGAATAGTCATGCTTGCCGAGCAGAAAGCACGAATGACAGACGCCATGAATGGGCGAATTGATGTTGCGCTCCAATTGATGAAGGACCTGGGAATTGATGTAGACCCAAGTAGCCCACAAAGCGTTAGCGCTGGATTTATGCGAGCAATGGAAGAACTCCGCAAGTCTGGGTGGGATATCAACTTTGAGAACACGCTGTGGACAGATGTTGACAGGACTCTCTCACCAGAAGAGCAAGTTGCACAACACCACGCGAATGTTTTGAACATGATTGTTCAGAACATGGTCAAGGACCCAGAGGGAACGCTTGAGGCGCGAGATGCTTCTGTGGTGAAAAGACTATGGGCTGGTCTAAGCAAAAAGAAAAAAGAAGAAGCGGTTCGCAATGCGACTATGGCGTACCTCAATGGAGATGCTCCAGAAACACTAAAAACGGACCTTGAGAGAGCGCTTCACCGCAACATGGCTCACAGAATGAACAACTACCTTGCTGCTGAGCATGGATTTATGTTGGGCATGCTCGCAGAGCACAAGATGAATCCAGGGAAAGCGGAATTGCTTAAGCGCGTTGGCGTGATGGACCCATTGGACCCACGCAACGAGGGTCTTGAGGCAATGGTTATCCCAGACGCTGACGGACAAATATCCATGCTGTGGAACCCGCTTGGAATGATTCTTGCCGACAATCCACCAGCACCAAGGAACCCAAAAGCATGGCGCCTATACGGAACCAGTGGCAGCGGTCTTGAAGTATCAAAAATTGCAGAGGTAAAGAAGACCGTTGATTCAGCGACAAAGATGGCAATGCTCAACGACATGTTGGGTGGTGATGTTTTTGATGCAATAAAAACCCATGGCTACATGGGCGATATTGCAAAGAAACACGGAGGCTCAATCGGACATGCAATGTTTGTTTTCCAGCATGAATTGACGCATGCACAGCAATACGCGATGGTCATGTATATGATTTCTCACGACAAAAAAGGTCGTCGCATAACCACTCTTTCAAATGTTGAACTTGCCAAACTTGCAGATGACATAATCACAGGTAATTTCCCTGGCTTGACTATGGAAATGCTTTTTGCTGATGAAAAGGCAATGGCTGCCGTTCATGGAAAAGTCGGCGTGGTCATGGACTCAATGGTCAGAGAGGGGATGTCTGGTATCTACCCAAGGATGCACCTTGAAACAATGCACATCCTCAACAAGATAATGGGTCTTAAAGATGACGACCGACCAGGTTTTATCTCTGACCTTGAAGATAGATTTGCAACCCTTCGTGAGCGTGCTGGATTTGATAAAGACCTAACACCAGATGAACAGATGGAACTCAAAATCCTGAATCACGCAATCGGCACAATACGCGGAATTGATGAATTTGATGACGAGCAATTACAAAATTCGGTCAGGACTCAGCGTGCTTTGATGTTTGCAGAGTCGGCAGCAGAATTGAATGCCGCACGAGCAATGGGGATAATTGACCCAACTGACGAAAAAGTAACTGCCGCACTTGCCCACCTAGATGCCCCAATGGACAAGGTTGCGAAAGAAGTTGTAGCCGTAAAAGAATCAAAAAAGCGTAAGTGGCTTGAGCGTTTGGTTAGTGCTGTTGAATTATACGACGAGTTAAAAAACTCAGAGTTTTCGCTTGAGCAAGCATCTTCTGGTGACGAGCCACTAACAATAAATCTTGTTCGCAGGAAGCGCTGGCGCGAAGGTTCCGAGATGTTCGTATCTGAATCAGTAGCAGAATTGTTTACAGTGTCTCTTGAGGAGAGCAGCGGGATACCTCTCGGGTTTTCAAAACTTACACCAGAAGGCGAGTACGAACCATTACGAGCAGGGGACATTCGCGGCTTTGCTGAATCAATACTGAGTGCTGGAGTGGAAAAAACTAAACCGTTCAAGGGTCGTGCATCCGCTCGTAGTCATGGCAAAAAAATGAGAGACGACCTAATGGCGGCTGCTACCCCAATGGAAATTTCCGCCATGGAAAAAACCATGCCAGAACGCATGGATGGAAGAATTCTCACAAGTCCTGCACATGTTTCATATTCAGTTGCTGAAAGCGCAAAAATACGAAAAGGTTTGGCTTCAGGCAAAACATTTGACAAGCGCATTGAGGAAGATATTGCTCCGCTTCTGAGCGTCATGGACAGACACACGCTTGACGACGACTATACGGTGATAATGGATATGGACATACCAGGTCGCGAGGGGTTGGTTACTGGCTCCTCGGTTGAAGTGTCCAACATGTTCAGAGGAATTATTGCTGATAAAAAAACCGTGCTAACTCCAACTCGCGAAGAGTCTGGAACGAGAATGGTCCTCATGCTGCCTCGTGGAACTAGCGCAATCCCAGATGAAGATTTCATGCCTGGAAGAAACAAGGAAAAATCTTATTCAGCGCTACTTATGCCTCCTGGAAAGATTGAAGTCGTTGGCCGCCAGGATGATGGAACAATTGTTGCGCGCCTAGTTGAGCAGGCAAGTCCAAACGAAGCGCTTTCCAGCATGCGTGGACCGTTGGAAAAAATAATTGCAAATCCAAACATTTCCGCATCACGCAAGATGGAAGCGCAGAAGGCCATCAACGCGATTGACGCCGCACGCTCAATCAACCTCCCAGTCGGCAAGCGAGGAGACGAACGAGTTGCGCGAATGTCTTCAGTTGGACTGTCTTCTGCAAAGGACCGCATTGGGGCAAAGTCGCATAAATATTTTGATGACGCATTGAAGCAGGTTGAGGAAGCAGCATCAACCTGGCAGGACATGAATCCATCAACAAAAAATGCAATCAAGTATGGAACCACAATTGCAATGACCGCTTCGTCCGCATGGCTCGGAAGAAAGAACGCAAAGATATCCAATTGGATGGATGATTTTGATGAGCACGAAATTGACTTCGCAGAAGAATTGCTGAATGTCTGGGATGCTGGCGGACCAACTTTAACCGCTCACACAATCGCAAGTACAAAAAATATGATTTATCAGGCGCAGGACAGATTTGAAAAATCTGGAATGAAGGGTTCTGATTTCCGCGCAAAAGTTGATGACATGTTTAACGGAATCAAAAAAGACATTACTGAAAAATTGGCTAATGGAAACCGTCGCTTGGGTGAAATGTCCACAAACCTACGAACCAACTTTATGGAGAACATAGACAGGGCGCTTTCTTCACTAAAAAAAGAAAAAGTTGACGCTGGCGAAGTGATTGAACTAGAGAGAGACCTTGGTCGCGGGCTTTCTAGTCGTCGTGGGTATTCAGTAGACACACCAAGTAGAGCCCCTCTAACTGGGTTGGCTTCACAAAAACACCCAGGTATCAAGCGACTTGCGAATGTGACTCCATTGAGGGCTCAAAAAGAAAATGCTGCAGATGTTGAAGAACTTGACACAATTGAAGTTTCGTCATTGTTAAAAGATGAAATACTTACCGACATATTTAATTTGGCAGAGGACACGGCACCTCCGACTACCGCCAAGTGGCTAAAGTTGAGGAAAGAAGCACTCGCAAAACCAGGTGAAAAAATTGGTTATCAAGACAAGGATGTATTGGCCAGCGAGGCTAAAAGAATGGTTTCAGCACATATTGGGGACGCTTTATCGGAACAGTTCACCATTGATGAAATTGCAGAGGCAGGAAGATATCAAGAGAGTGATATGTTGCCAAGTTATGTTGATGGGAATATTTTTCAAACTATTGCCGACATTGCTGATTCATACAAGAACGGGAATGGTGAGCCAGAAACTTTTTGGTATGTTCCAGAAACTGGGACAATTGAGAGGGTGCGGTACCGCGGAACAGACGGAGAATACGAGTCATATACTTCTAACTGGATTGGGTACACTTACCCAAGCGATGAAGGCAATAAAGCACTATACGACTTTGCAGCATCAACATTGGTAAAACAGTGGCAAATAACATCAAATGATTCAAATGTCACAAGCCTAAGAGTTCAAGATGTAGCGCGCGAAATTTTTGAACTAAATGATTCACTTGGTTGGCGTCTAAAGACTGGTCTCACCAATCGCGAATCGGCAGTTTTAAGTCCAGAAGAGCATTCTGCACTTCCGATATCTGATGCTCAAAAGAAATTGCTCACTGTATTCCTAAACGCTCAGTATGCTCAAACCCAAGAGTATTTAAACAAAAAGGGAATTAAAAAATTGACAGTTTATAGAGGTTTTACCGATGATGCGCTTGAGTACTCGCTAAGCGATAATGGCGACTTCCCTAAAGATGGTGTGACTAATGCAGAACTTGAACTTAGACCACTGTCATCGTTCAGTGTTGACCCACGCATCGCATGGGCTTTTGGGCAATTGGTAATTGAATCTGAAATTGACGCCAAAGATGTAATTGCACTTCCGCTGACAGGAAGTGGATGTTTAAATGAATCGGAAGTTATTGTTTTAGGGAAAAGCGGTCTAACTGGAACAATTAGGGCAAAAAATGATTTTGCTAGACGGCTGTCTAAGATTCAAGCAGAAAAGACAAGCGCCTCACAGATGGCCGACCTTGACAAATTTGCTCAACTTTTGATTGATGTTCCACCACCACCAGATTGGGATGGTGATTTCTAATGAAAATAAGAATTGACAACGGACAGAATAATTCTGATTGGATTAAAACAAATGCTTTTGATTTTCCTGGAGTTAAAACGCTAAAGCAGTTTTACAAAATTTTTAATATCCCAGAAAAAGAACCAGAAAAATCCATAGCGATGCGACACCTTGCGACAATGAATTGGGTGGATGCCGCTCCAGAAGAGATTCGTCAAGAGTTGATGAAATACGCACCAGGCACACCAGAGCCATGGGAAAGCGTGTCAAACTATAGGTTGAGCCGTCGCCTAAAAGAGCAGGATGATAAGAAGTGAAATCCGTACTTGTTGGAAAACTTGACAACAAAAAGTTGTACTACATCATTGATTCTGACGGCACACGAAACGATGGCGTACTGGTTGACGACTTGGGCAAGAAAGAGTTAATCAACTTCTGGCAGTTTGTACGCAGTGAGCCGCGAGTAAAGCGGATGATGAATAGCGATTTCCACAAATTCCTTTGGCAAGATTCCTTGAACCAAAGAGAAAAAGCGCTTTGGAATAATGTTTTTATCGCAAAAGCATTCCCTCCAGATGACTCGCTTCTCATGACTGTTCCAGTAAAAGACGACATTCTTGGACGCAAGTCGGTTCTTCATGGCCTGATGAATAGGGCTCTTGACTTTGATATTGCGAGGCGCTCCAACACTCTTGAAGAAAAAGCAATACAAGGAAGAATTGGTTCCGCTATTGGTCGCGCGTTTAAACCACGACGGAACACTGGTAAAAGGTCTGTTCGTCGCTCAATGGCTGAAATTGAGGGAGTCCTAGACCCCAAGAAACGCCGTGACAAAGATGGTGACGGAATGATTTTTGATGGAACCTGGCGCGAAATGCCAGACCCGTCAAGAACGATGGACGCCACAGCGGTGCCTTCTGGTCTGTTAATGAATGTTTCCACACCAGAAATAGACGGTCCACTAATCAGCGTTGACGCAAAAAGAAAACGGATTTCAACACAGATTAGAGCAATATCCTCTTCAACTGGAGTGGATGGCAGTCTAAGGGCAGTATCGGATTTCGTCCGTGAAAAATTTGCATCAAAATTCGGGTTTAAAAAAATCAAAGAAAAACTTCAAGAGCACGAAGTTGAAGCATTTGAGCACTGGAATGATGGAGTAATTCCAAAAACAGTTGGCGATGCGCATGAAATTCTTTCAAGGATTCACCCAACATACATAATGGATAGACCAGCAAAACATAGCGATTTACAAAAGCATGTTTCATTTGACTTCTTGATGGATAAAGACGCATCGGAAGACTTGGAGTCTTGGGAAATATCCCTCTTGGCATCTCATCTGCTATTCATGAAAGAATCAGAAAATCTTGAAGACTCACCAATCGGACATAATTTCTACTATGTAGACCTTGACAGGGCTGAAAAAATTTCTAAAAAAGTAGCCGAAGCAACAACGAAGTACATATTAAACGGTTCTTTTTCACCAAGCCCAACGCCTAGGGGTTTTGATGATTTCAAAATTGAAATACAGGGTCGGAGATATCGGGTGTCCAGCGCAACGGACATGGCGGCGCTTAGAGCATGGGTCACTGGGCAGTATTTGCTAAGGCCAGACCAGGCTGACCAGGAAGAGTTCAAAAAACAGATAACTGAATTTGTCTTGCATTCAGCACAGCAGCATGTTGACTACGAAAGCGGAGTTAGCGGATACTGGGGGTTCAAGCCTGGCGCAAAAATAAATGCAGATGGAAGCGTGAGCAAACTTTATGCTCCAGGACACATGATTGGGTACCAGCGAGCAGAAGGAAAATGGTTGAGCCAAATCGGCTTACCGCGAGAAGAGGCTGCAGACGATAGCGTTTCAATACTTGACCTACTTAGTCGCACGCTACAAACTGGCAGCAGAATCTCCATTACTGCATGGCTTGCAGATGAAGATGAAATCACCAATAAGAAACTTTCTGATAAAAAAGAAAAATTATCAAGCGCTGTAAAAAAATTAGAAAAAGAATTAAGAGACCTGGAAGGGGCGCTTAGGGCATCAGACGGCGATGGGGTTTTATCACCAGAGCAAAATATCAACATACAAAAAAACATTGTTGAAACTCGTCAAGAAATTAAAGATTTAATTGGACAAATTGAGGAAATTGAAAAAAATATTGATGTTGACACTCCAGAGCGCAGAAACAAGAAGGCGCGTAAACTTTCCGAATTGCTTGCTCTGAATACAGCGCATCATGAACATGGTCATGGGCATGAAAACATAGCAATTTACAACGAAATTAAAAAGGCTGTTCTCGCACGACGCGATGCGCGAATAAGCGAATTAAAGGCAAAAAGCGGGAAATTATCACTGAATGAACAACGAGAACTAAACACTCTTTCCTCAGCAGTGGACCATCGCGAATTATGGGACTGGTACCTATTTGACCAAATTCAAAACGGCCCAGAAACGACTTTCAAGGAGACTCTTAGTTCAGCGCTAGAGGAGATAGCAGCATATGGTCTTCTGGAGAGATATGAAACATTGTTCAACACCGACCCCGAGAAAGGTTTTGTTGACGGTTTTTACGGTCAAGTCCTCAACACCCTGCAGAACAGCAGGCAAAGGGCTGTAAGTGAAATTGCGAATAATGGTCAATCAATACTCTTACTACAGAGACTGGGTGATTCTCGCTCACTGCAAATTGCTGAAAGTATCAAGGAAAAGACCAAAGAACTCAAAGACTACCTAACAAGCGTTGATTTTTTCCTTGACCAATTTAAAAAAGCAACTGAAAGTCTAAAGTCTCAAACACTCTTTGACCCAAAAACAAGGTCAACCATAAAAGTCTCAGATGAGCAAAAGAAAAAGTTTAACAAATTGATTACAGATTACGCCAGAATACTCAGCGATATGCCAGACAGCGTATTTGGTGCTCCGCGTGGAAGTGGCGTTGGCAAAATACTTTCCGAACAGATAAGCCAGGCAAAAATTACGGGCAACGAATTAACAGTCGGTCAATGGGCAGAAATTTTGAGCGCTGGAAGAATACTGTCCAAGACAAATGTTGGATTTGGCGCAAGATTCATAACAATGAAGCAAGATGTAGACACAGCACCAGGCGTAAAGCGCACCAAGTTTGGTGCAGGTGCATCTAAATACGGCTCGGCAGTTGACGGATTCGCTGATAACAGTAACCAATTTGCAGTAATCAAAGACATGATGCGCAACGGACTGCCAGAGTTGTTTGGAGAAGGAACCGAAGAAAATGCAGCATTTATGAGAGCGCTCCAGTCAACGGGAATGACAACACGAGCAAGTCATTTGGCTCAGTCCGCACAGAGTCCAACTGCTTTTGGTTTTGATGTTGACCCTCAAACTGGACGAACCGAACCTGGTCAAAATTTTGACCCTGTGGAAATTCTGTCTCATTTGGCAAATCTTGGAGATGTTGATTCATTTTTTGCAGAAGGAAGAAACTCCAGCGACACACCACATGATGGTTCAATATTGTTATTAGGGGACGGAGCAAATATAGGACTTGAGAATTTTATTGCGTCACTATATAGCGATGAAGACATCATGGAAAAAGCAAGAACAAAACCATGGGGCGATTTATGGGATTCTCTGTCTCCAGAACAAAAAATTGGTGTTCGTAGAGCAATTGCCAAAGATGTAAGAGCCCATATGACGCAAAAATATGGCGCGGTCAACGGCCTCGGTCGCGGACATGTGCTTTGGGACAAGATTAGCCAGCAGTTCAGTTTTGACAATTTGGACGAAGACGAAAGGGTTGTAATAAAACAGGTAATCAAAAAAATGGCTGTTGCTGGAGGCGAGTCGTATGTTGAACGGGGGTACCGTAAGTCAACTGACTCCACAAGCGGACCGCTTGAACTACTCTCCTTTTTGGGTGAATATGGATACAGGGAACTTGCTTCTGAACTAAACTCGGCCATGAAATCTGGCATTAACATTCTTGGAGGGCAAAGTTTGACTCCAGATGAGCAAAAAGTACTAACAAAATATATGACATGGCTGCTACATGGTTCGCGAGAAGGTTTAGAGCAGTCAGTTAAATCAGGAAATCATATTTTTGTTGATAACAAGAGAACGATAGTTGGAACAAGATGGACAAAATAGATACAGATAAAATAGAGGGCTACGACGACCTGCCAGTGTGGCAGCAAAAATGGGTCCGAATTTTTGGCTCTGCATGGCCGACTACAAACATGGAAACCACTGGTATGTCAACATTTATTGGCAATCTCCGCGAGTTTGTTGATGGGAGTGACATCTACGCAATGAGAAGAAACCAGATGAGAGATGGATTTGAAGATTCCCTTATCGCCAGCGCCCCTAAATCAAGAGGTAGAGATGAGGCATTTGCAAAACTGGTATTCTTGGATGACAGGGACATTGAGATTTACGAAATGTGGAAAGATGGGAACATCGTTTCTGCTGAAGATTTCATGAAATGGATTAAGCCAGGTCTTGAAGTATTTGCAAAAAAGGGTCCGAATAAACCCAGAAAAATTCAAACCGTAGAACAACTGCGCAAACAGGTTTTAGCCAAAAAGAAGATACGAGAGAAGCAAAAAAACAATGAACAATGATTCGCGCGGTGGCAGTTTCAAAGCCGACCCACTTGGGGGGATAATTCCACAAGAGCGAGTCACTGGCGACATCCTCAAGGGCCGTGGTCCTCGGCGTGGGAATCTTGAGCGCCTACTGCGCTACTGGCGCCCAATCATGAAAAAGCCAGGCGGGTTTAGTCGTTGTCGCGTGATACTCGCAGACCATCCAGAACTTTATCCACTTGAAAACATCTGTGCATGGCTTCACCACGAAACGACTGGCTTGTGGCCAAACGAGGGCTGCCATCATCCAGGTATGAAAAACTGCAAGGGAAAGTTGAAGAAAAACAACTGGACAGATGCCGATTTTGCGCGACGGCTCACAAGACCAATCAATGCTCCAGGAAAACTTGGAGGGAAGAGTGAATACGACGACGATGTTTTCTTTTCGCCAGCAGAGTGGAGCAATAGCGAAAGCAAAGCGAACCCAGTAGTAACTCAAGACGACCTTTCACATGCGATGAAAGTTCTTTCTGATTTTGTTGAAATGGAACCAGATTTTTCAGACTATCTTCGTAACAACGACAACTGGGAAACAGTTGGGGAATCGTTGGACGGCAAAATGATTACAGCAGAATACATGCCAACCAAGTGCTGCGGATAACGGGTGGATTTTTAAATGAATGAATTAATTACGGAAATCAAGACACTTGAATTTGCAAGTGCCTGCTGCCCAAACTCCATGATGACCAAGGTGCGCGTTGTATTCGCCGCAGAGAAAACCGCACCGAATAATGTGATGCGCTCGCTTCCAGCAAATCGCGGGGAACTGATTACATTCAAAGCGCTGTTGAAGCGTAACGGTCGTTCTCGTGAGTACGAAGTAAAACGAGTTGGCTCAATTGGTTCAAGCAACCCACTTCTACAGGGCATTCAGGCTGCTGGCTCAATGGCTCTTCCTGGTGACTCAAGCATTCTAAGAAGCCCGATACGAAGCACTGTTTTTGGCGCACTCACCCCAGGTATGCCAAGCATCCCAGGAATCCCAGGACGAGGACTTGGTGGACGAGACAGGACATATCACTGCCCAGAGGGCTACCAGTACGGCGGAAGATTTACCGATAAGAAGTTCTCTAACTGTGGAGCAAAACTTTTTGACATTCCTGGACCGCTCGGTCTTGCTATTGCCGCAATACGAGCAGTACGAAACGCAATCAAACCAGGTCCACAAACACAGAGCGAAGCACTGGGGGCTGGACAGTACCCAGAAAGCATCGTTGATTCTCGCGCACCACAGATTCCAAGGGTTTCACTTTCAAACCCGCAAAAACTAAAACTTGAGGTAGACAAATTAGTCACTCCTCTAGGAAAGCAATCTTCACCAGTAGCGCGAATGGTGCGACGAGATGGGTTCGTTCTTGAGCCAGTCGTACCCGCTTCGGTTCTGAGAACAGTTCCAGACAATAGGAACATGGAGGGCGCAACATACATCTCCAACCATGCGACACCAGACACGATTGGCAAAGATGAACTAGGACTTCTTTCAAACACTGGGATTCAAAGTTTGAAATATGTTCTTCCAGGCGGCTCGGTGCTCACTCTTGAAAAGAAACGACCGCTAACCGTAGGCGAGCGAAGGAAACTTGGTCGCACGGTAAATGCTGCGATTGAATCGTCAAACGACAAAGACCCAGCATCACGACTGAAGATGGTTGCGACTGAAACTGGTGATGGAATCGGATATAGCGAAAAATTTGTCGGTATTTCAAACCCTAACGAGATTGGCCCAGACGGCAAAGAGCGTTGGGCATCTACTGCATTCAAGAAGCAGTCTGGCAAGCCGACGGAACAGCGCGAAGCGCAACCAGTACAGGCTGCTGCCGCATCGCAGACAGACATTGGAACAGTTGATGGAGCGATTAACCACATCAAGAATGGTGGAAGTCTTGCCGATATCTCACCAGATATCCTTCAGGAAGTCCTCAAGAAAATGCGTGAAATCAAAACGCAAAAAATTAACGACCGTCAGTCGCTTGTGTCAATGCCAAACGGTGACAAACTGCTGCTGAACTCGTCGGTTAATAATTTTGACCACATTGGACAGCGTTTTGCCTCAGCAGTTCAAGAGCACCTTGGAATCAAGGCTCCAGACATCTTCTTCGTTGGCGTTGGCGATAAGCGAAATTACCTTGCACAGGACGCGGAAACAGCAATTCGCGGAGCGAAAATTGACAGAAACTCCAAGTTTGCTGATTCCAACCCGATGGATGTGACCAGGTTGATGTTTGCGGACATTCTCACTGACACGAGGAACCGAAATATAGGAACAATTGCGATGCTTTCTGCGAAAGACAACAAGTACATCCTTGCCACATCAAACCCTGGCTCTGGACTTACTGGTCTTGATGAAATATCAATTACAAAACGCACTGAGATGGGTATTCAGGAATTGCTCAACCCAGGTGAGTCTTCTATCTATATAAATTATTTCCAAACCCTTAAAGAACTACAGCGGTCTCAGTACCAGCAATTTATTGCTACACTTATTCAGAGGGCAAGAGCCTTTAATTTCAGCAACTTTAAGTCAAACCTTTACAAAGACGGAAAATTGTCTCAAGGCGAAAAAATTCACTTGAACATCCTTGAGAAATTGTTTAATCAACGCCTTGGTCGTTTGACAAATGCACGAGATTCAATCTACGAAATTGTGAGCGCTAAGAAATGAAGCAATACGCAATCCTAAAAGACGCAATCCGAAATGAGAACTTTGGAATAGTTGTCAAATCAGATGAAGCAACAAAGTTTTTTGGATTCACTGAACACGGCACCGAGTGGTCAAAGTGGGCGAATAGCGTAAAAAGCGCTGAATCAGTGCTACCAGACGGCATCACTGTTGGTGAATTCAAGAACCTCACCGAGGACATTTTGGCCAAGTTTGACATTGACTCAACAGAAGTAGAAGTCAAGTCTGAAGTACTCACCGAGTCACGCAGGTTTAACAAGTTTGTTGAATCAAAATCACTCAATAGCGCTTCAAAGTTGGTGAGCATTTCCGACACCCGATTGAGTGATTGCGGCGTACATAATTTCACAGCCGTTAACTTTAAGGCACGCTTGTTCCGCGGCGAACAGGTAAGAGGAGAATTGGCGCTTAAGTCAAGGTTCGGACAACTTGCGTTCAATCATGAAATCAGCCGCTTTAACCCACGCCCTAATTCTGAAACAAAGAGTATTGAATTTGCAAATATCCGTAAAAAAATTAACTCTGGTGCAGAGCGCCGATTCGGCCAGCAGATTGTAAAGTCAATCAACAACTCAATATCTGAAGTAAAAGTTGAAGATGACTGGATGAAGCGTCGCGGCAAGGTTGGTGTCAACACTGCTGAAATCATTGAGTTCCACGAAAAAGGTCTAGGCCGTGCAATCGGTCGCGCAATTTTCGGTCGTCGCGGTCGCGGTCGTGGTATGGGTGGTAATGCGAGCAGATTTATTTCTGGTGTTCTAGACCCGAGCAAGCGACGAGATGTTGACGGCGACGGAATGATTTTTGATGGTACATGGCGCGAAATGCCAGACCCAACAAGATTCAAACCAGGTGCGAGAGTTCCAAACAGAACCCCAGGAATGGGTGGCGACATTTTTAATACCAGAAAGCCATGGCGACCAGGTCAAGACACTGGCGCACCAGCGATTGTTGACGATATCCCAGGCATGGATGACAATTCATTAATTGATGAATTTAATTATCTTGAAAACAGAATTTACCCAATCAATGGTGATGTGACCACTCCGCGTCAGGACAAAGAACGCGCTACGGCAATCAGGCGAGAATTGCGCAAACGAGGCATCCGTCAGAGAGACATTGAGGCAAGAGACCCTATCGCAAAGATGGGGGCACGACTCTTTGGCCAAGAGCAGTCAGGACTTCGCTCGCAGCGCGGTGACAAGAAACCAAATGTAACTCCAAAAGACAAGCCTGCAGAAAAGCCAAAAGACCCTTCAAAGATGACGAAGGAAGAAATTGACGACCTTCTTTATGACTTAAGGACAGACTGGAAACAGCGCAAGCGCTCAATGGAAGCAGACCTCATGGAGGACATGTTCTATTGGGAAGATGAAGAAATTGCTAAGCGTTTCATGGACGAGTACGGAATGACAAAGCGCGAGGCAATGAAGGAAGTTGACAACTGGCGCGACCTTTACGACGAATACACGCAGGCGCAGATGGACTACGACGAGCGCCGTGCCGAACTTCTTGATGCAAAAGAAAAAGCACCATTTGAAGACGATGTTGAAGAGGGCGGTAAAGAGCCACAACAGATGCGCGGGCTCGGTTCTGCAAAGGATAAAGTAAGCGACAACATTATTGACGAACTCCTTGATAGGGCTGATGGGGCAAACGACGGAATCACTCCATTGCTAGAAAAACTCAAGAAGAACAAGTTGTCAGATGATGAAAAATCCAACCTTCTTGAAATGCTCAATGACGAATTCAACAACGGCGACCTTGCTGGCGACGAAAGACTTAACAAGTTAATTAAGAAAATCAAAAAGGGACCACAAGACCAGAGCGGTCCAGACCTTGAAGGCCTTCGCAGGCAGTTCGGAAGTCGTGGTTTAGGCTCATCAAATGAAAACAGTGAAGTAATTGACGAACTACTAGAGAGCGCATCTGGCGCAAACGATTCAATAACGCCAAAGTTGCAAAAACTAAAAATCTGGCCTCGCCTTGACGACAACGAAAAAGCAGACATTATTGAAGAACTCACAAACGAGTACAACAATGGCGAATTAGCCGATGACCCGCGCCTGAAGAAACTTATTGATGACCTTAAGGGCGGTGGAAGCACCAGTCGTGGGCTTTCTTCACGGCGGGTTAGGACGGTTGATGACGCCAAGAAAATAATGCGCGATAATTTCAATAGCGCACAGGCTGGCGGTGCAGACCTTGACTCAGGAATTCGCGCTGTTGCAAGAGGTCTTGGACTTGATTCTGATACTGAAGACCAACTATCGCAACTCATCTACGATGGTGGTCCAGGCGATTCTTTAATTAGTGAAATTGACGCAACAGATAAAGAAAAATCAATCTTGAGAGAAGCGGTTCTTGAGTTTGCATATTTGGATGGTGGTGCAAAACGCGGTCCTGTTTCAACTTCCGAGGATGCACGACAAATAATGCGTGACAGTTTCAGTAGCGCGCAGGCTGGCGGTGCAGATTTGGATTCTGGTATTCGTGCTGTTGCACGGGGGCTCGGCTTACCCAAAGACGCTGAAGACAAACTTTCTCAGTTGATTTATGATGGTGGTCCAGGGGACTCCTTAATTAGCGAAATCGCTAGAGACAAAGAAGAACGAAACATCCTGAAGGACGCTGTTCTTGAGTTTGCTTATTTAGATGCTGGAAAAGAAAGAGGCCCAATCTCCGAGAATGAAGCCAAAAAGATAATCCGAGATAGTTTTGAAAGCGCTCGGTCTGGTGGCGCTGATTTGGATTCTGGTATTCGCTCTGTTGCGCGAGGACTTGGATTGCCCAAGGATGCAGAGGATAAACTTTCGCAACTAATTTACGACGGTGGCCCAGGGGATTCTCTAATTGGTGAAATTGCTAGAGACGACGAAGAACGAGACATCCTAAAGGAAGCGGTTCTTGAGTTTGCAAGATTGGATGGTGGTAACGACGATATTGAGTCCGCCAATGATGCACGGAGAATAATTCGCGAAAGTTTTAATAGTTCCATGGCTGGAGGTGCTGACCGAGATACTGGCATTCGTCGCATCGCCAGAAGTCTTGGGATTCGTCCTGCCGATGAAGAAAAACTTGCAGAAATAGTTAATGAAACCAGTGGTCCAGGTGATTCAACCATTATGGAAATCACGAATGACCCAGACAAGCGAAACATATTAAAAGAAGCAATTCTTGAGCAAGCAAGACTTGATGCTGGTGAAAGAAGGGGGCTTGCATCGCGCCGTCAGCGTAACGCTGTTCCACAGAACATGAGTTCGCGTCGTGCAACAGCAACGACCGAGCGAGCAGCAGCACCGCGAGGACTTGCATCTGACCGACCAAAGCCAAAGGTGAAGAAGAAAACCAGCAACGCTGTGCCTGGTGTTGACGCAGTTGACGAAAAAGACGGACGGTTCTGGAGCACGCTGACGCCAGAAGAGCGACAAAAGGCTCAAGCGGCGCTAGAAAAACACAAGTTGGAAATGGAAAAGAAACTCAAGGGTCGTTACGCAACATGGTGGCGTGGACAGGTTCGCGGAGCGCAGAAACAAGGTGTTCGCGGTGGAAGATTTGCGCCACGAGACGAAGACGATTCATTGAACTTCGGCGATATCACAGAAATGCAGCGCCAACTTGATATTGCCATTGCAAATGGAACCGTATCCAGTGTTGCTGTTGATAAAGAAGGAAAGCCAATAATAAACAAAGATGGCACTCCAAAGCAATCAATGGCAGATGTATATCAAAAAGAAATTGACACTTTGAGCCTTCTTTTGAATATGGAAAAGGCAAAAGATTATTCAAAACTTGAACATCTGCATCCAATTCAGAAAAAAATTGTTCTTGAAGCAATCGGTAAAAAGGGTGGCGACAAGGAATTCAAGGGTGGCACAAAATCTTCATACTTCGGACGCGGCGGTGGTGTAACACGCACAGCAGCAGATGTGACAGCAGCGGCAGAAGCAGCAAAAGACAAGAAGAAAGGTGATGCCGGAACAATCAAGTTCCGTCAGCGCATTCTTCGTGTTAATCCAGAGCGTGCGAGAAGGCGTGAACTACGAAAGAACCGAATCTCAAACAAGCCTGGACGACGAGGAGAAATCCTTGACCCAACACTTGCGGCAAAGCAAAAGAAGTTGCGCGCGCAAGCAAAGATTCGCGGAATTAAGAGCAAGTTCAAGGGCAAGCGAGATGCTGCACAGGTGACAAAGCAGATTGAAGGACAGAGGGCAGAACTGCATCCATTGACATTTAATCCAGATGGAAGCATCAAGATGACCCCAGCATTCCCAGACATGCTTGCATTCTTGTCTGGCTCGCTACACGCGAACAAGAAAAAGGGTGAAAAAGCAGAGCAAAAGGTATTTGACAGACTGCTTGCCGACCTTTGGGAAAATACTGGTTTTGCACAAAAGCCGATTCTTATTAGGCCAGAAGAAATTGACGAACTCATCAAGGCTGGATGGCAACCAATCGTTCGCGGAACTGGTGGAGAAAAAGTAAACAGTGAAGGTTATGTTGAACAGTTCCTAACATCTGAAGGACGATTTATCCCTGGTCAAGGCGCACGCGCTTACGGTGTTGGAGAGTACTTCACATTCCCAGGAGAGTCGCGATGGGACAGTGGTTACACTGGAGGAGAAAACGCACGACACACGATTCTTGCGCTTGTGCCTCCTACGGCGAATATCGTTTCGCAATCTGAACTGAGCGGTGAAGTTCGTAAACTCAAGGACCACCTAAATAAAATCAGCGAACGAGTTGGTGAAGTGGGTGGAAGAGATGCTGCAGCAGCCATGTCAACACCAGAGTTGGTCAAGGAGTTGCGCGAGGCCGTTGGCGACATGTCTGACGATACACGCGCATCGCAAATAATCAAGGGCATGATTGACATGCTTGAAGAAAAAGACAACGCTGGAGAGGACACCGCTCAATTGCGAGGCCAGGTTGTTGACGGCCTTGACTACATGAAGCGAATTGCTGACCACAACGACATCGGACATGTTGCTCCAATGCTTGGAGTTGACGGACATGAGCCAGATGGTGATTCTGGCGTATTCCTGCTTCACAACCGTGGTGCTGTTGCCGCTGTTCAGCGTCCACTCACCCGTAAAGAAGGAAAAGAACTTGGACAGTTCAAGAAGTCGCTATGGAAGTCGTGGGGACGAGACAAAGTGACAAGCCCTATGCCAGAGTCTGCTCCCGCTGCATCAAAAGCACCAAAGGCACCAAAGGCACCGAAGGCAAGCAAGCCAGCAACGACAAACGCATACAGCAAGGTTGATGTGAGCGGATGGAAAAAAGTTGGTGGACAGAGGGGCTCAAACCCAGGCGGAACATTTGCTGACTCTGCTGGAGTTGAGCATTACATAAAGACGCCAAGCACTCCGCTTCATGCAGAAAACGAAAGCCTTGCGTCAACGCTCTACAACTTGGTTGGAGTAAACGCCGCTGATGTTCAGGTTGGCGATGATAACGGACAGGTTAAGACTGTTTCAAAAATTGTTCAAGGCGCACGGTCTGCAACATCTAGCGACAAGAAGCAAATGCAAAGCGCGTTTGTTGCCGACGCATGGCTTGGGAACTGGGATGCGGTCTTGAATGACAACACACTTATTGACTCATCTGGAAAACCAGTAAAGATTGATGTCGGTGGCTCAATGTTGTTCAGGGCGCGTGGCGGAGCGAAGGGCGCGCAATTTGGCGATACGGTAGGAGAAATTGACACCCTTCGTCAGCGAAACTCGGTCTATGCAGATATTACTGACGCACAGATTAGGGAGCAAGTAAAAGCCCTTAAATCAGTCAGCGCAGACATGATTAAAGCCCAAGTAAAGGCGATTCTAACCGATTCTGCGCAAGCCACAAAACTTGCTGATACCCTTATTGCTCGTCGCCAAGACCTTATTAACAGGTATGGCTGAGGAAATAGGAGATAGTTAACATGAAGAATCTTTCTGAAGGCGTAAAAGCACATATGGCATACGCAGAGATGCGTGACGAAATGGTTGAACTCAAGGCGTACCCACCATTTAGCACCATGCCCAAAGACCCAAACGGCGACCTAGTGTTTCCAAGACCTACTTCAATTGGGGAAAAATTTGACGCAGCAATAAAGAAAGAAATGAACCGCATTCATTCTCTCTCTAAGGATGCAGAAACAGAAAAAGATTTAACCCCCGAGATGTTTTCGCGTCCGTTCTCAACTCTGTCAATTGAATTTGCAGATGACCTTGAAGAAGCAAAACTCTATAAAAAGCGTTACAGCGACCCAATCGTTGCGCTTGAGGCTGCACAGGAAATTTACAAGGAGCCAGAAACCGAGCCAAAAAAGTAGGTTTAGGTAATGGCTGATGTAGAAAAATCAGAGACAAACAGCAAAGCGTTTGCCCTTCGTATTGCGCAGAATATTGGCTGCACTGGCGCGCATAAAAAAGATGGCAAGTGGATGCCATGTTCAACCATGGAAGAATTGCAAAAAATCTCCACAAGTGCTGAACCCAAAAGGAAAACTGCACTAGTAGAAGTTGAAGAAAGATTTAAAAAGCGAAGCCGAAAAGGCAAGAAGCGCCAATGGGAAAATCTTGGACAAAGAGGCGTCGCTGGAATTGACGCGATGGAAAGCGGCGGGATTGTTTCTGCCCCAATAGTTTCTGTTAAAGCAGGAATACCAGGTCTTGCACCACGAGATAGCGACGATGATGTTTACAACGAAATTGAATCAGCAAGAAAGCGTTCAGTTCGCTTAGGTTGCATCGGGGTAAGACGACTTGTTTCTCAAAGCGGACGAACCGTATGGATGCCATGCACCACTAATACTGATTACGCACGACTTGCTGGAACCACCGCTCTAGGGAGAAGGCATCAGCGTCAAGCAGCAAACTTGGCAATTAGAAAAATTGTTAGCGAGCAACTTAAGAACCCGCGTCGCAAAAAATCATTATTTGATGAAATGTACGAAGAAAAAGGTCTCGGTCGCGCAATCGGTCGCGCAGTCGGTTCTGGTTCAAGACGAGGCAAAATCCGTCGCGCCATTGAAGTCATTGACGGAATACTTGACCCACGACTAAGGCGAGATGTTGACGGAGACGGTTTCATCTTTGACGGAACATCAAGAGAAATGCCAGACCCAACTCGTGCTATTCCAGATACTGGCGAAGGACTCACATCAATGCGTCGTTCAGAGAACAGACTTTCCGATTACCGAGATAGAGGCGTAGAGGCGTACGACCCAACAAAGCCAAGGAAGCCAAGCAAGCCGACAAGAGTTAACCCATCGGACATTTCTGTTGGTGGAAACTTGAAAGCAAGAGAAATTTTGCGTTCCGACAGATTGCGCAATAGGAGCCGACAAGACCAGGCAACCATGCTTGGTGTTTCTGTTGATGTTATTGAGCAGATGGAAAAGCCAGACGCAACAATTGACCCATACGCAGCAGACAGACTTGCTGATGCACTAAACCTTCACCCAACTGCAATTTGGGGCGATGATTGGCTGAAGCCAGATGTTACTGAAGAAGCCGCTCCGAAAAGAACACGCAGAATGCGCGAACTTGATGATAGGGATAGGCAAATCCTCAAGATGCGTGATGAAGGTAGAACGCTTGACGAAATAGGAAAAGAATTAGGGATTACAAAAACTCGCGTAAACCAACTTCTCAAACGAGCAATTGAATCAAACTCGCGTGAATTTGATAAGGGTTCAAGGAAGCCAAATACAATTCCAACCAGAGTTGCGAAATCATCTGGAATGGTTAAGCGTGACGCTACTGGAAAAGTAATCATTGAAAAAGATGTGCGCAAGGAAGTATTTGACAAAACAGTTGAAAGTCTCAAAAAAATTGGAATGTCAGACGATGAGATTGACATTTTGCTGGGTGGAAAACGAAATGCCAATGTGACACCAGAGTCGGCAAACGCTCCATCGGTGTTAATGCTTGACAATCCAATGACTGGTCTAAGAAGCGCTCGCAAAAAGAGCATCCCACCATCTGAATGGCCAGAGAGCGAAAAGAAGCATTATCTTAACTGGGCAAATGCACGACCAAGTTTTGTCGTTCCTTACAGCCTTGTTGTCAAGTACAACAAAGATAAGTTTTTGTCCGATAAGGACTGGAGACTCCTAAAGCAGTTTTACGACCGCTACGGTGCAAACTCTCGTTCAAGGAATGTGACCCCTATGGGTCTCCGTTCAACATCAACATACACTGGAACGCCAAATGTTGGTGCGAAGAGAATGGGGCAAATTATTCTTGGTCGCGTGCAATCAAAGTTCAAGGGTGACAGGCCAGGACAGCGAAAGCATCACGCAATTATTGGCGCTCCAGGAATGGGCAAGACAAGCCTTTACGACTTTCTTTCGCGAACAGCGATAATCCCTGGTGACTCAGAAGCAGCCCATATTGACCCAGACTTCGTGAAACAGGGAATGGAAGGGTATAACGGAGGCGCTGGTGCTGGGAACATCCATAGAGAATCAGCAATGGCGGCAATGCATATCTACAGGGACGCCGTGAAAGAACAGATGGATGTCGTAACCGAGGGAACTGGTAAACGCCTTATGGACTACCTCAATCTGGCTAAGGGGTACGAGATGGTTGGGCATGCGGCATGGATTCCTCCGTCTGGTGCAAAAGAAAGAATTCGCAAGCGAAAACTAGAAGATGGGCGAGAAATAGCCGAATATATCGTTGACCATATTGCGGATGTTTCGTACGACTTGGTCGCTCGTCACCTGCGGAACGGCGAAATGAGCAGTTTCTACCTCTGGGATACCGATGTTCCAAAAGGTGCTGCGCCGAAATTGATTGCAAAGGTGGAGGGCGGCGTTTTCGTTGTCAACGACGAGAACAAATTCAAATCCTGGTCAACTGGTGGTCGCGGTGGACAAACTGGCGACAAAAATTTGTCTTACTTCAAGAAAAAGTACGCGAAATCACAATAAACCATTTACACACAGTAGTTTGTGTAATAAAGTATTAGTTCCACTGGAGTATGACGAAACTCGGATACTCTTGATAACTAAGGGCTGGGTGCTTACCTGAGCCGTAAGTAAAACAACAATCCCTCAAATCTCTAAGGAAAAAAACATGTCAGAAGACAAAGCAAGACTTAGCGAACTGCAAAGTGCACTTCGCGCAAAGATGGCAGACAACAAGACCATCGCAGACTCGTTCAAAATTGAAGACGGTAATGTCGTTGTATCCAGCGCACAGAAGACCGCATTTGATAAGAACATGGTTGACATCAAGGAAATCAAGAGCCTCATCTCGGGCCTTGAGCAAATGAGCGAAGTTGACTCATGGGGCTCGCAGGCAACTGGTGAATCAGTTGCAGCAGCAGCAGCAGCAGGTTCTTCATTTTCAAACAGCCTCCGCAGCGAAACAATCGGCGAAGCATTCTTGAACTCAGCAGAATTCAAGTCGCTCGCAAATGGTCGCAACGGCGCAAACATGCCATCACCTTTCAACTACGGCGGAAGCCTTGCTGGTGTTAGCGGTTACGGCGTAAAGGATGCTTACACGGCAATGCCAAGCGGTTTCCCAACACAGTTCGGCACCGTACAGCGTGACCCAATCGTCATTCAACCAAAGCGCACCAAGCGTGTTCGCGACTTGTTCCCAACTCGCACCACGACTGCTGCAATCATTGAATACTTCCGCATGACTGGTTTCACCAACAACGCGGCAGCAGTTGCAGAGCGCAACGCAGGCAACACTGCATTCGCAGCGAAGCCACAATCCAGCATGTCGTTTGAGGGTGTACAGACTTCGGTCAAGACCCTTGCACACTGGGAAGCAGCACACCGCAATGTTCTCGCTGATGAGCCACAACTACGCTCAATCATTGACAACGAGTTGATGTACGGCCTTCGCTTGCAGGAAGATGCACAAATCCTCAATGGCGATGGAACTGGCGAAAACCTTCAGGGTGTTCTTCAGACTCCTGGCATCCAGACATACGACTGGTCAGATGGTGCTTACTCATCAACACCTGGTCTGAGTGACTCAAAGGCCGACGCAATCCGTCGTGCCGCTACCCTTTCGTTCTTGGCTTACTACGAGCCATCGGGTGTTGTAATGCATCCAAACGACTGGGAAGACCTTGAGTTGACCAAGGACGGCAATGGCCAGTACCTCATCGCAGTTTCGGTTGCAATGGGTGGCGAGCCAAAGGTATGGCGTTTGCCAGTCGTAGAGACTCCAGCAATGACCGAAGGCGAAGCACTTGTTGGTTCGTTCGGTCAGGGCGCACAGTTGTACGACCGTGAGCAGGCTTCAATTCGCATCAGCGAACAGCATGCTGACTTCTTCATCCGCAACGCAATTGTGATTCTTGCAGAACAGCGCCTAGCGTTGGCTGTAAAGCGTCCAGAGTCGTTCGTGAAGGTGTCGTTTGACGCCGCACCAAGCGCACCGTAATCAGTAAGTAATTAACAAAAACCCCGCTCTGGCCGAAAGGTTGGGGCGGGGTTTTTGCTTTATAGGCATTAATCTGTTTGGTCTATACTTGTCTTATGAAAAACAAAAAGGTTTTTACTGACAAAGAAATACAGTTCATGCGCAACGAACTTGTAATCAACTCGGCGCAGGAACAGATGGAAGATGCTCATCAATTGGCGGTATTCGCTTCAGACGGAGAAGAAGACTCGGAAGAAATTTACCTAGCGACCCTGTATCACTATTCGCGTAAAGAGAACCGCAAGGAACTTCAAACTGCAATGAAGCGCCTCTCCAATGGCGGCAACGCTTAAGGTATAGAATTGTAATTATGCCAAACAGGCCGAAAGACGAAGATTTTACAAGCGAGTACGCAAAGTTTGCGCTCAACTCACGCGGAGTCCCTGACGACTTTGACACATGGGTAACAGACATTGGCGGAAGAGCACTAAGAGAAGTCTCTAAGAAGAAGAAGAACCGTGAAGGAAGAAGGATGCGCGACAGTGGTGACATTTAATCCAGAGTGGGCAGCAAAGAATCCAGAAAAAGTAAAAGAGCGCGTGGATGCTTTCTACGAACGCCAGCGTCAAGCAGAAGAGCGAAGCATTCAAAACGCAAAGGCTCTTGCAAAGAAATACGGAATTGACGAACGAGAAATTTTGTGATGTCTGAATTTGGAATCTTAAGAGGCACTACAGCGACTGGTGTTGACATGAATGGTCGCAAGAAGAAGGGCACCCGTAAGGCCAAAAATCCACGGGATATAAATGATATCGCTGGAGTTCTTGCTGAAGAAAAAGATGCTATTGAGCCAGAAAATGAGAACGAGATAAAGGCACTTGCCTATATTGACGGAATGTCGGACGATGATTTTATGTCAATGTTTCCAGACGAAAATGAAGATGACGGCATTGAAGAAACAAAATGGATTTTTGATGTAGGGGCTGCTTTTTTGCGAAGAGCGATTACTGGAAGAAGAAAGAAAAGAAAAAAATCAGAAGTTGAAGAATGCTGCAACAACGAAGAATTTGAAGAATTAGAACTAGAACAAAAAGTACTCCCATGCTGGGAGGGGTATGTTCAAGTAGGAATGAAAAAAGGCAAGAATGGCAAGATGGTGCCAAATTGTGTTCCTATGGAAGAAAAGTCATTAACCCAATGGTTCAAGGAACAGTGGGTTGATATATCACGGCCCAAGAAAGACGGTGGATACGAAGAATGCGGACGAGCCGACGCAGGAAGTGGAAAGTATCCAAAGTGTGTTCCAAAGTCTCGCGCGGCTCAAATGTCTGCAGAAGATATTGCTTCTGCTGTTCGTAGAAAAAGACGAGCGGAATCAACAGAAACGCGAATGGATAAGAAGCCAATCAATGTTTCAACTGACAAAAAAAATGACGAATTTGGCGAAATCAATGAAAAGTCTGCAATTCCAACGAATCCAGAATTGTACTCTCGCGTGAAGGCGGAGGCGAAGAGGAAGTTTGATGTCTATCCTTCTGCGTATGCAAATGCTTGGCTCGTAAGAGAATACAAAAAAAGGGGCGGCGGCTATCGTTCTGGAAAGTCCGATGATGGCGATTACGAAACAGCAATGTGTGACCTCACTGAAATGCAACTATCAGATTTCTTTGACTGGATTGACGAAAAGGGCGGAAAGCAGCGCTTGAGAGACCCTAAAGGCGGACTAACTGCTGCTGGTCGCGCGCACTTTAAACGCACAGAAGGCGCAAATCTCAAGCCTGGAGTAAAAGGCGCAGCAGATACGCCAGAGAAAATGCGCCGCAAGGGTTCATTCCTAACGCGCTTCTTCACGAATCCTTCAGGACCGATGAAAGATGACAATGGCAAGCCAACGCGACTAGCGCTGTCTGCGGCGGCATGGGGCGAACCAGTCCCACAGGATGCATCAGATGCAGCAAAACTCGCAGCAAAAGGTCGTCGCATGCTTGAGCGTTACGAAAACTCAAAGAAGAAGGACTGATGCAACGATTTTGGTATGGGGCTACTGTTCTTGATGTCGTTGATGGTGACACCATTGACCTGATGATTGACCTTGGTTTCAATATTCATCACAAAATACGGGTAAGGCTTTACGGTGTGAACACACCAGAATCCCGTACAAAGGATTTGGCCGAAAAAGAGATGGGCTTAAAGGCAAAGGCGTATACAAGCGACTGGCTAACAAAGCACAAATGGGTATTTGTCAACACAATTCCAGATAAAAACGATAAATATGGACGAATTCTGGCACGAATCTACACTTCAGACAAAATTGACGACCCAACAACAGCCTGTCTGAATAAGGATATTGTCCAGTCTGGGCTTGCCCGAGAGTACTTTGGGGTTGGCGACAAGACATGGTCAGAGTTCAAAAACAACTAGTTTCACTATGTTAGAATTGACCTACAAGTTAAAGTCTCAAAACTCAAGGAGCAGAAATGTCCGCAGCAGCACCAACAATTATTAACCTCCAGGTTCCTGGAACAATCGCAACCACAAGCGCAGTTGCAATGCGTATGCCATTCGGTGGCCGCCTTGTCGGCGTAACCGCAGCAGTTGGAACCGCACCAGTTGGTTCGGCTCTTACGCTTGATGTGAAGACTGGCGCAACTGTAAAGGCTGCAGTTTCAATCGGAGCAGCAGCAGTCAGCGCAGCAGGAACACTCGTTGCAGCACAAGACATGTTCGCTCAGGGCGATGTTGTTGAAGTTGATGTCACCGCAGTAGGTTCTAGCACCGCAGGTGCAAACCTCGTGGTAACACTTGTTGTTGACCAGAGCGCAGACCAGACTGGTCAGAACGAGTACGACATCGCAGTACTCCGTGGCAGCCATGATGGTGGCGTACAAGCCTAATTAAATCCTCCTCGGGTTCAAAAGCCGCCAGCGATTAATTTCGTTGGCGGCTTTTGCATTTGTGGGATAATGGGTACATGAAAAAAGATTTACTTGTTAATGTCTTACTTAGAATTCTTGCTACTTTCGCCGCATCTGGTCTTGGCGTTATCGGTGCAGGAACTATCGCTGGCGTTCCAGTACTCAAGGCTGTCTTCATGGCTGGAATTGCAGGGGTTGCAGTAGTAATTGAAGGTCTCTCTAGGGCATTTCTTGAAGATGGAAAACTTTCAAACTCTGAAATCAACGATGTTTTCAACAAGGTTGACAAGAAGGCTCCAGCGAAAGCAAAGGCGAATGAAGCGGTTTAGTCTTGTTCTCATATCCATACTTGCTCTTGCTTCTTGTGGTTATAATGGAAAGTATCGCTACGAATGCCAAGACCCTGCAAATTGGGGCAACACAGAATGTAATCCACCAGCATGCAAGGTAGATGGCGCGTGCACAGAAACGCTGCTTGGATGGGACCCGAACGAAGCAACAGAAACGACAACAGAAGAAACGGTCGCCCCATGAAAAATCGTTTGACACCTGCAGAACTTGATGCCCGACTGAAGTTCATTATCGGATGCATGCTTGGATTTGTTTTGATGATTACCACGATTGGCGTTTTATGGGCTCTCGTATTTGTTACACAACCAATTGGCGCTCAAGCAGAAAATGACAAGATGTTCTTTGGTGTGCTATCGTCGGTTGCGACATTCATTACTGGAACACTTGCTGGCTTAATGATTTCAACTGGTCGCAATACAGAAGACAAGAACGGCAACGGCATCCCCGATAGCGAAGAGTAAAAATGACACACGACACATGGGGAACATATACTGGCAAAGTTCTTGGCTTCAGTTTTGAAGACCCGACGACAATCAATCCGCCTTACTATCACCCAGCCGAACAAGAATTTGTATCAGCGATGCAAATTATCGTCCGCAAGTATGGGAAGTTAAAAGACCACGACGACAAAGGACTATGGGTTGGCTACGAATCAAGAGCCGAAAATGAGAACTACTCAAAAGGTGTCCGTTGTGAAAATTGTGCCCAATACGAGTCTAAAAATGTATGTAAAATAATTGAAAGAGCAATTGAGCCTGGTGGATATTGCCGTTTTGCGGCTATTCCTTCTGAAAAAATCAATAAGAAAAAGAGTTAAGGCGCCATGCCTGAACTAAATGCAAACACACCACCAGTCCACTGTTATGTGCGAGGCAATTTTTTAAGGAATCAACTGGATAGTCACGAACTGAAATTCCCAGTCGTTATTTTTGGTGTTGCCTCCATAACAGATAGAGCGCCAGTTTTTCACTTCCTTATGGAAGATGGAGGGGTTTGGTGGAGGGCACCAATAAGTGCTTTTTGCATGAATGAAGATAGCCCTGCTGTTGACATCCATGATTTAGTTATGTGGAACTGTTTCTCCCCATACATCACTGTCACCACATTTGAACACATGCGTGGTCGGTCAATGACCTATGTAGACCGCCATAAAAAAGAAATAAACGGCAAGTATTTGTTCACCCTTGACTGGCATCACCCAGACAACAATATTGTTGATTCCAATTACTCAATAAACTCTGCCAATCACAAATGTGGTCATGTCATCTTGCGGGAAGATGGCAATTTTGCGATACAGCCAAACAACAGAGTGCATCTCTGGGACCCATCGCACACCACAAAGAAGGGCGTCCATCTGATTGACCGCGAAGTTAGTGATTACATCTGGGGCGTTGAAGACGGAAGCAAGTGGCTTACATCAGACGACAATAGTTACGAATACGGTGTCACATCTTTTGATAGTGACAAAAAATAACTATTGATACAGCCCTGTTTTGGTGGATTGAAACTCACGCCAATCACGGTGACTCTCTCGCGAACCGTAACCGTCGTAGTTGTTAACTGACCTCATTACGAAGGCATGGAGTGAGCCAATAATCATCATCGCTGCAGTAAAAAAAATAATAAATTCCATAGCGTAAATTATGCCAGCAATCTCCAAAAAAGATACAAGATAATGCGTGTATCTCTAAATTAGATTGCCGCAATCGCTATAGGGGATACCAATCTTGAAGAAGGTCTATTGGTATGCCGTTCTTATAGCACAAGTCCGCATACGCATGGTCTGGACTTATCCCAAGACCAACCGTCTTCTTGTACTCGTCAGTAAACAGGTCAACCGCATCGCAGTCGTCGCCATAGAAGTAATCATTCATTGCTTCTGTGAATTCGTCGCATTCAGGAAATGCAATCCACTGCGCGCCCTCGTATATTCCCCCATACCGCGCTTGTCGTATTACGACTGGATATAGGTCAATGAGTTTTTTAGTCATGCGACTACTTTATCGGGCATGCTCCAGTTGCGCAATCGTCCATCTCAATCAGACCGTCAAATGAGCGCTGAACGAGTGGGATTGATGTGTCAATCTTTGCAATCGCCTTACGGTACTCAGCCTCTGTGATTTCCTCGTATGGAGGAAGCACGAAGTTGTGGTCGCTATGCAAGAGGAACGACACGGACTTAACGCTCTTGTCGTAGTGTTTGGATAGCCAATCTTGAATCGCTGGAAGTTCTTCCTTGCGGTAGTAGACAGTGACCGAAACAGCGTTATCTGCCCATTCGGTTTGCATCTTCTTCACCCAGTCAAGTTGCTCAACTGCTGTCATGCTCGCGGCAAGAACTGAACCCTCTGGCGACTCGCAAGGGAAGTCCACAACATAGCGCGTGTGGTCTTCTCTGCCATCAAGGCCCATGTCCCACTGAACTTTGTACCCACGCTTGCGACAGGCCTCTACAAGAGGGTCTGACGAGCCAAAACGGACACGGCGGGTGTAGAAACGAGCGTACGCTGGGTGGATTCCTGGAGTCACTCCTGGGAGCAACGACAATGTCCCAGATGGCTGAACGGTCGTTAAGCGGACCGATGCTGGGATGTTGTTTGCATCAGAGAAACTCTTATCAAATTCTTTGAGCGCGACATATCCAGGGCTGAGCCATTCAAGTTTTTTGGGGTCGCACTGCAAGATTCCTGTTACAGACTGTCCAAGACGAGCATTCTTGCGAACAATTGAAGTTGTCTTTTCGTATGGATAATCCATGCGGGTAATTTGCTTTTGAACCTTGTAGAGAAGTGTTGAAATTTCAACAAACTGCTCGTATGACTCAATGTTTGGCAAGAACAATGTTGCCAAGTTGCATGATTCACCGTCGGCAAGTGCTATTTCGGCACATGGGTTAAATCCCTCAATTGAGTTGTCTACATTAACCTCTCCAGCGCGTCCATAGCGACGAGCAAGGCGACGGTTCAGCAAGCCATAAGGCTCTCCAGTTCCGTCGTAGCCCTTCCAGAGTTCTGGTTGAATTTCTTCGTAGTAGTCGGCATAGATGCTGTTGTTGGAGTTCGCTCGCCATGCTGGAACATTTCCAGAACCCCAGTTCTTTGCACGAAGGAAAAGAACATCATCTGGGTCGCCCATTGCGATTTGCGCAGAACGACGCGAAGAACCAGATACGACGATGCGGCCGATGATGTTGCAAATATCAAGAACATCAATTGAGCGCAGTTTCTTTCCAACGCGATTATCCATCACTCCGCAAATATCTTTAATTCCGTCAATCAATGCACCAGGGCCAGAAGCCGTACCACCGAATGTATTCAATGGTGCACCGTATTCGCGAATCAAAATTGTTGAGTAGGAGAAAGATTTCCCAGTATGGAAGTACGACTTCAGTACGGCATGTAGCAGGCGCTTCCAGCCCTGTCGCGAATCTGGAACAATGATGTCGGCATCATTTGAACGCTCGTGGGTAATTGTCACTCCAGTTTTGACCTTTGGCAAATCATGGATTTTTGAACGCTCTACCGAGAAACCAACTCCGCCGCCGAGCATCAGGTACTCAAACAGGAGTTCAAAGTCTTCAATCTTTTCAATGTTCGTGAAGTAGCAGTTGTTTAGGGAAGTTCCGTTGAGTTTCTTTACAAGCGGAGTTCCAAGTTGCCAGAGCGAGCGACCAGAAAAAGATGCCCGCAAGTTAAAGCAATGGTCAAATAGTTTTTGCGCTTCTTCATCGGTCAACTGGGCGCCAATTTCAATTGCTCCATTGATTACGCGCTGCAGGGTTTCGTGCCAGAGTTCTGTGTCGCCGTTCTCCTTTTTGCGACTATAGGTACGCAGGAAAACAATCTCACCAAGGCCATTAAAGCCCCATGGGGCTGATTTTAGGGAATACGAATCTACAAATGACTGGTCAAGCATGATAGGCCCTTATCTAGTTGTGAGTGGGTAATGAGTTTACACTACCCGCAAATACTGAAAGAGTCTAAAGTAATCCTAATTTTTCCGCTTCGGCAATCGGAATTTGTTTTCCCTTTGGGTGGACAAGAATTTTTGTCTTTGTGAAAGGTGTCAACATTATTTCTTCCCAGATATCTTCTTCAACCAATACCGTTTGACTTTGTTTCAACGATTCAATTTGATTAAAGCCAGCAATGTGTTCTGGTTTTTTAGATTCACCAACACAATCCCCAGTTGGGTGTCCACACACAGGACATGGTTGCCTGTCTGCTCTTGAGAGTGGTATGTTTCCACCAACAAATGTCTGTGCGTAACTATCTTGTCGGTAAAAGGTCATACCAACAGTATACGCCCTCGTATCGGCTCACTCTTATAAGGTGTGGAAACCGTAGGGGTACACGGTGGTTCAATTCCACCCGAGGGCACTAAAACTCCTGAATATGAAATCCAGTGCTTAGTAGGAGTTCCACCATTTCTTCATCCAGGTTATCCACAGTTTCTCCACAGGGATATTTCAAAACTGTGTATAACATTTTTGGATAAGAATATGTTGCTACAACTTCGGCAGCGTTTTGAGAAAACGACCTTAAATTCCCCCAAACCACTTCGCGTCCAATTTTGTATTCATAGGGCATGGCAAACAGATAGATGTCTGGAGTATCGGAGCCTGGACGCATCTCGCAATGCATAATTGTAAGGCACTCGTGCACATCTGGGTCGTTTTCAACAAATGCTTCTGGCAGCGGCTTTTCGTGTTTCTCGTTTGACACATACCCCTCCGCGATAAAAGTAACCGCATCCATGCCCAGTTTCAAGCGGAACATTTTGACCAAATCAACGCATCTTAAAAACCTATCCCCAGGCACTTCTTTCATGTACTGGCTGTCCATTTGGGCACATATTCTTGGCACGGAATCACGCCAAGCGAAAAAATTGAAGGCTAGTTCCTCGCCGATTCCGTCCTCTTTGACAATCTGATTCTTGGCCACCTGGGTTGCCGTGAGCGTCAATGCAATCTTTGAAAAACTGTCTTCGTATAAATCCACTGCCGAACACTAGCAATAGTTTCACTACTGGCGGCGGATAATGCGCTAGGGTTCATGGTTATGGCAACTAAAAAGAAAACAGCAAAAAAAGCAGTCAAGAAGGCTCCAGCAAAAAAGGCTGCGCCAAAGAAAAAGGCTGCTCCAAAAAAAGTAACAGCAGAAGTAACTCTTGAAATTCCTGCAGCAGTTGAGGAAGTTCGCGAAAAACTTACGCAACAAATCAACGAAGCAATTGCGATTGCTGAGCGTAAGGGCATCCTGAAGCGCCTGCGGAGTTGGCTGTCCAAGTAATCATGAGCAAGAACCGCTCGTCAAAGACCTTTAGGTCGCGTATGGCGGGCATTCTTGGTATTTCCCCAACTCAAATCTCAGAGGACGACGCGAAAAAGGCTCGTAGGGCCTTTTCCCTGCATCGCGATGAGGTGAAGATTGCTCCACCAGACTTCATGAAGCCAGAATAGGGAATAAACTCCCGTTTCAGGGTTGTCATTTTTCATTTTTACCTGTAGACAGTAACTAGTACTATCACTAGTTAACGAGGTAAAAAATGGCAAGAGTCCACGGCAACAAATCAATCATGAAGTTTGTAAGAGAAATTGAAAAAATTGGGTTCACGGTTATAAACAAGAACAATAAGTTCAAAATGTACCCTCCCGCACACTTGGGGACTAGGGTTTACACGACTCACGGAACACCAATGTCAATTAAACCGCTATGTGCGGATTTTGAGAAGATTTACGGCGTTGTTCTTGATGCAAAAAACTTCTTATAACGAAAACGCTGCTAATCCCCTGTGGGAAATGCCAAATTTATTGAAGACACATCAACAAACCAGACCGTTTTTCCAAATCTGTCTTTCTTGCTCTTGATTTCACCATTTGGGTAGTTGTTTTTAACCCATTCCGAGATTTCGTCATCGGACATACCTGTCGTTTTATCAATAAAGCGGTTCCATATTGAACCGGCGACCTTATGGCGGGCTAATCCGCTCATTTCGCCTCTTCTTCTTCCATCGGACTGCCGTTGATTAATTCTTCAACAATCAACTTTGCGTAACGGCGGCGCAGTTTCCAGATTTTTCCATTCAACTCAAGCATTGCCTGTGTGTTGCGAGCCTTCTCTGTGATTTTTGAATCGTAAAACCCATACTTTGCAAACATTATTTCATCTAAATCTGAATTTTCAATCAAAATATCCGAAATCCAAT